CAGGAGCCGCCCTCGACCAGCAAGAAAAATCCGCCGCGGCGCCAGGTCGCGGCGAAGGCGGACGCAGCCGCCCAACCCGAGGCACGCTGAGCAACAGCCAACACAAAAAGGAATGCGATGACTTTCCTCTTGAAGGACCCCGACGCGGTCCTCGACTATTTGATCGACTGGGGCGCCGAATATCTCGGCGACGATTTGCTCGCCAAGAGCGACTGGACGGTCGCGCCCGATGAGGCGGGGGGCGTCACGATCGCCGGCAGCGACTTCGACGCGACCAACTCGACGGTGAAAGCCGGCGGCGGACTTCCGGGCCGGATCTATCGCCTGATCAATGAGGTCGTCACGGCTTCGGGCCGCGTCGACAGCCGGTCGATCGTGCTGCGCGTGGAGAAACGCTGATGGTATCCGGAATCGCAGAGCCGGCGGTGACGCTGAGCGAGGCCCAGGCCTATGTCCGGATCGAGACGGGCGAGGAGGAGGCGATCGTCGCCGGACTGATCCGAACGGCGAGCGCGCTGTGCGAAGCCTTCATCAACCAGGTGGTCATCGCGAGAGCCTTCAGCGAAGTCATCCCGGCCAGCGGCGCATGGGAGCGGCTGACCCCAGGCCCAGTGCGCGCAATCACCCAAATCGAAGCGGTCGACGAGGCTGGCGCCGGGACGCCGTTGCAGACCGACGATTATTCGATCGACGTAGATTCCTCCGGCGACGGCTGGGTGCGCCTTGCAGGTTCGCTGGCATGCAGGCGCCTGCGAGTGTCGGGAACCGCTGGAATGGCGGCAAGCGAGAACGACGTTCCCGAACCGATCCGGCAGGGAATCCTGCGGCTGGTCGCATATCTTTTCAGCTCTCGCGATGGCGGTGGCGGCGAACCGCCCGCCGCGGTCTCGGCGCTGTGGCGGCCATATCGGCGGTTGAGAATCGCATGAGCGAGTTCGCAGGCACGCTGCGCGAGCGCGTGGTGATCGAGCGTCCCGTGTCGATCCGAAACGCAATGGGGCTGCAGGAACCGGGATGGGAGCAAGTGTGCCGCTGCCTCGCGAGCGTCGCGCTCGAAAGCGCCGGACCGGAAAGCGAAGCGCAATCGCTAAGTGCCATGCCGCGTTACCGGGTGAGCATCCGCCGGCGCGACGGGATCGCGATCGACCAGCGGATTGGCTGGAAGGGGCGCAAGTACAGGGTCCGGCAATTGCTCGAAGACCCACTCGAAAAGGACCGGCTGACGATGCGCTGCGAAGAGGTTCGGGCATGATGGAAGTGTTGATGGCTCGTGGCGAAAAAATTGCGCGGCTGGCGCAACAACGTGCGACCGATGAGCTCGTCAAGCACGTCGCTCAGCGCCTTCCCGATGCCGAAATCGAGAGACTGCTCTCGGGCTTCAGCATCCGCGAACTGCTCCTGTGCGAACACTGGCTCGCGGACAACGAACTGCGGTTCCTTTCGAGCTGCTTCAAATGAGTGCCGGCGGAACGCTGCAATCGGCAATCGCGGCCGCGCTCGCGGCGATCGAGGAGCTGACCGGCGTCTATGACGGGCCGCCGGCGCGCGCGGCTTACCCCTATGTCGCGCTCGACGCGACGGCGGAAACGGATTGGAGCCACAAGAACGGTGAGGGCCGCGAGGTCCTGATCGCGATCACCCTATGGGATGACCAGCCCGTGCGGCTGCACGCGCTGGCGGACGAGATCGAGACCAACATGCAGGCGCTCTCGCCATCGCCGGCCTGGCAGCTGGTGACGATGCGGATGATCCGGCGGCGCGTGCTTCGCGACGTCGCCGGGCCGTGGGCGGCGGCGATCGATTTTCGGGCGCGAATGCTGGCGGTGAGCTGAGCCCCACCCCTACCCCTCCCCTGAAGGAGAGGGGAAATAGAAAAGGAGAAGAATATGGCGGCGGAACGCGGCAGCGCATTCCTGCTCAAGATCGGCGACGGGTCGCCGACCACGAGCTACGCAACGGTGGCGGGGCTCAAGACCACGCAGCTTTCGATCAACGGCGACGCGGTGGCGATCACCAACAAAGGCAGCGGCGGCTGGCGCGAGCTGCTGTCCGGCGCCGGAGTGCGATCGGTTTCGGTCGCCGCGAGCGGGATCTTCACCGGCAGCGCGGCCGAGGCGCAGGTGAAGGGGCTGGCTTTGAACGGTGCTCTGGAGAGCTATGAGCTCAGCTTCGAGAGCGGCGACCGGATGCGCGGGAAGTTCCTGGTCACGCGCCTGGAATATGCCGGCGATTTCAACGGCGAGCGCAACTACACGATGGCGCTCGAGAGCTCGGGCGAGGTCGCCGCGCTGTGAAGAAAGCCAATCCTTATCGCGGGGAAGCGATGCTCGAAGTCGCGGGCGAGGCGCTGGTGCTTCGGCCGACTTTCAGCGCGCTGATCGCGGCGGAGGAAGAGCTCGGGTCGTTGTTCGAGCTCGTCGAGCGGGCGGCCGAGGGTGAGCTTCGCCTGACGCAGATTGTCGCGCTGTTCGATTACCTCTCGAAAGGCCGCCCCGAAGCGATCACGCGGGAGCGGATCGGGGAAGCGGTGATCGAGAAGGGTCTCGCCAGGATCACGCCGATTTTGAGGACATTGCTCGCGCAGATTTTGCAGGGACGATGAGGTTCGGCGAAGCAGCAGCTCGATTCAGCGGCTCGGCAAGCCTGCTGCTGGGCTGGCGACCGGATGAGTTCTGGAATTCAACGCCAGCCGAATTGGCGCTGGCGCTCGGCGGTATGCGCGAGGACGTCGATGCACCCGATCGCGAGACAATCGAGACGCTCCGTCGACGCTTTCCAGATCAGTAGTTGCGCAAGCCGTAGGCCAGAAGAAGAGCACCAATTAGCGCCACGATCGCGCTGAAGATCAGCGAGCCACTCAGGATCAAAACGAAGCTAATCGGCAACAAGCCAAACCCGATACGCGCGGCAACGTAGGGCAGCGTGAACGAGTCATCGGGCGGCCGCCAGAAGGGTTCTTTTTCTCGATAGCCGCTCATCAAAGCGCAATAACAGACGAAAGCCTGAAAATGGACGAGGAAATCGAACGGCTGGTCGTCAGCGTCCGGGCCGATACGGCCGCCTTCGCGCGCGACGTCGCGGCGATGCGGGGCGAACTCGAGGGGCCGCTGGTCGCGGGCGCCGGGCGCGCGGGGCGGATGATCGACGGCGCGCTTGCCCGGGCGATCACGACGGGAAAGCTGGGCTTCGACGATTTGAAGCGCGTCGCGCTCGCCGCGATGTCGGACATCGCACAGGCTTCGCTCCGGGCCTTGTTCAATCCCGGCGGAGGAAGCGGCGGTCTCGGTGCGGGACTGCTGAGCGGGCTCGGCAGCCTGATCTCCGGCCTGCTCGGAGCTCCGGGACGGGCTACCGGCGGACCCGTCACGCCCGGCCGCGGCTATATGGTGGGCGAGCGTGGGCCCGAGCTGTTCGTGCCATCGAGCGCCGGGCGGATCGAGCGCCTGGGCACAGCGTCGGGCCGGAACGTCCGGGTCGCGATCGCAATTCAATCGCCGACGCCGAACGATCCGATGGTGCTCCGCCAGTCGAGCCGGCAAGTGGCGCGTGCCGTTCGGTCGGCGCTGACGGAGCGGCCATGAATCATTGGTTCACTCGGCCCGATGCGCCCATCGTCCAGACCTTCGTGAAGCGGTTCGATCCGCTGCACTGGAGCGTCGACTTCCCGCGCGGAACGATTGCGAGCGTGGTGTCGGCCGGCGACGGGCACGGGCTGAATGTCCAGGCGGAGTTCCTTCGCAAAGGCGATCTCGTCGGACTGATCTACGAAAGCGAGGACAAGCACGCGCACCCGGCGCATGCGCGTGAGACCAATCGCGATTATTCGGGCTGTACGCTGAGCTTTCGCTGGCAATCGAGCGGGCTGATCGCGCTCGACCAACCCAATGGCCCGACCCTGACGATCGAGGGCAAGGATGCGGGCGGCAACCCGCGCATCTGGCTCGTCCGGCTGTGGAATTATGCGAGCGGGACGCCGACCAACGCGGTCTTAGCACTTGATTTCGATGCGCTTGACGGCGGCTATTCGCTGCCCGCGGATGCGGACCGGGTCGATCCGCGCTCCATCGACCGGATGTTCATCAGCCTGGTGCCGCCGGACTATGAGGAGAGCTCCGGGGTCATCCGGCCGGCGCCCGCTGGCGGTGCGGCCACTTTGTCCGAAATCCGCTGCGACGGTCCGTCGAGCGTGCTCGCGATCAACGACGCGGTCGTGCCCGAGCACGTTCTGCGCATCGCGACCGCGTACGACGACATGTACAATTTGCCGCCCGAGCGGATCGTCCAGGCGATCGAACGGCTCGGCTATCGCAGCCTCATCAACCACTACATCGGGATGAGCCATTATTTCGCGCTGGACGGAGTGGGAAAGCTCGACG